CCAGTGCTGTTATAGACCATCCGTGTCTTCTTCATCGTCTCTTACATAACAAGGAACTCTATCTGGATCCAACCATTTAGCATACTCAATGTCTTCCATAGCGGTAGAACATTGAAGAACGTTATCAAAAAGATAGATATCGTTCCAGCGTTTGGTATAGTAGTTTTGCTTTTGCATACGATAATCGGGTTTGCCGTTTATCTCAAGGATACCTGCCTCAACAAAGCGATATCCTTCACGTTCCAGGAGAACCTTGTTCATGCTTCAACTACTTCAAGATCACTGGCGACATACTCCATAAGCATTTCGTAGTCGTCAAGGGGGTCTCCTGAAAACACGACGCCTTCATTTTCGTAGAAGCGGCGCACCTTTTTATAAAGTTTCGGACTCTTTACGTCAAGGTAGAATTCCCCGTTAGCAGCAGAGCGAAGAGTGCTAACATCCTTTTTGAACTTTTGAATCAGAGACATTGTTTTGAATTGTTGCCTTAGTATTATAAGGGTTTAAGACTTTTGTGTCAAGTGTGCCAGTGAAGTAACTGGCAATCGGGGTGATAGGATTCGAACCTACGACCTCCCGCTCCCAAAGCGGATGCGCTACCAAACTGCGCTACACCCCGTCACACCGTTATTTATTTCGGTGTATAAGCATTATACCCATAATCGGGGCAACTGTCAAGCCTGCCCCACAAAGTCCCAACCAGACTGGACTTGCAGCAAGTACCTCTACAATGTGAAAAATCATACTCCCCTCCAATTCTTATATTCATAATGAAAGTATTGATCGACTTGATCAAGACCGCTCAGAGGTGCATGGACATCCCAATAAGACCACTCAATACAAAACTGTTTAATATGTATATCACTAGCAGTGGTCCTTACTCCATACATCCTGGAAAAAGCAGATAATGCAAAAAAATATCTTTGCTTAATGTGCGGTTCCATTTCCTTTATAGTCTTCGGAATCATAGTATCCTCCTCGTGTTCCGAAATAGAGTGTAGACAATACAAAAGGAATAGCAACAAAAATAAGTGCTTTACCTAACATGATGACCTCCAAACATATAACGCATTCCGTTTAGGATTTTTGCCCCGAATGATCCGAGATTACGTGAGTTAAATCTTTCAAATAAGGCAGCAGTAATAACAGGAGCGGGAACCCCCAAGTCCACAGCGGCAGAAACAGTCCAACGACCCTCACCGCTGTCGGATACGCCTCCAGAGAACTGTTTAAGGCTACCATCCCTGCGTAACACATCAGCAGTAAGATCGAGTAACCAAGACCCAACCACACTACCACGACGCCATAGCTCAGCAACCTCAGCAACGTCAATATCATAGCAATAGGATTCAGGGTCTGCCATTGGGGCAACCTCTGCGTCTCCTTCTCTGACATACTGGGCACCTGCATTCGCATTTTTGATGATGTTAAATCCTTCGGCATATGCTTGCATAATACCGTATTCAATACCATTATGAACCATCTTTACAAAGTGTCCTGCACCTGGACCACCACAATGTAACCAACCAAACTCAGCGGAAGTTACATCCGAGTCAAACTGAGTCCTCTGGGCAGCGGCGATTCCTGGGGCAAGGGCATCAAAAATGCTTGCACAAGTGGCGACCGCAGTATTTCCGCCACCAACCATAAGACAGTATCCACGATCCAAGCCGTAAACACCACCGCTAGTGCCACAATCAATATATTGGATACCCAATTTTGCCAGACGTTCTGCTCTCTTCCGACTGTCCTTAAAATTGCTATTGCCATGATCAATAATAATATCTCCTTCACCACAATATCGTAGTAACTCATTAATCGTCTCCTCTACGGTTTCGGCAGGCACAACCATTTGAAAGATTCCTGGTCGTGTTCCACCTTTATTATTTTGTTTGACTACTTGAACAAGGCTTTGTATAGAAGTTGTAACACCGTTAACATATCCGTTTTCGTATGCTTCGTTTGCTTTTTCATAATTCCTACGATAACCCCAAACTTCAATACCTGCTTTCATCATGCGGCGTGACATGCCTTCGCCCATTCTACCTAGACCAATTAATCCTACTCTCATAAAACCTCTGAATAAGCGTGTGTAAGTCCCCAATGTATAAAAAGTCCGATGGAGGAAAAAAGAAGAATTGCTGATATTATTGTTTTAATCATCTTCTTCATCCTCATAAGTAGATGGTTCTTCGAAGAGTTCTTTCATTTTTTGTTGAAAAACTCTTCGGTTTAATTTTTGTAAATCTTCTTCTGTAATTGTTGCCATTAGTTCAAAGTAATCTTGAGAAATGGAAGTAAAGGTGGAATTACACCAATAAGTCTTAAAAGTCCCTCAGCAAATAAAGCAAGAACCACCCAACCGACGCACATACTAATGATAGAAGCATTACGGTTGTGTCTTCTGATAGCAGCATCAATCATCTCCTGAACTTCAGAACGTGTAATAAATTCTTCTTGTTCGTGCATCATTTCTCGTCCCCAAGAAACTTTGCGAGAGGATCTCTCTTGGTTTTCACAATTTCAACTGCTCTTTTGTAGAACATATTACCTGTGTTCCCAGAAGATTCAAAAGTCTCCTTGATCTTCACCCAGTTATCATAGGTGTGCTGATCCATAAAGGTTTTTGCTGAATACTACTAGTTATTCTAGTAAGTATTTTTACTATGTCAAGTTTGTGTTGATACAAAAATATAGATTAAAAAAATCTAAAATTTTGTAATATTTGTAACAAGGAAGATCAGGGATTCGAACCCTGGAACGCTACTAACGTTAATAGTTTTCAAGACTATCGCCATCAACCACTCGGCCAATCTTCCAAAATGAGTCCTCAACGGACTTCAAAATCTAAACGCTTTACTTTACGCTGGCGTCTTGCTTCCTGGAAAGCAAGATCTTCGTTAGTAAGAATACTAGACTTTGATTTATGACTATAAGAGTTTAGCATAACTATATTGGATAAGTCAACTGCAGAAATGACTCCTCCACGAATGGTCGCCATATTTGGACAACCACAGGTCACAGTTTTCGTAGGATGCCCTTCTAACTCCCTACCACAGGAGCGGCATCTGATTCTTAAATTTTCCATTGTATTTAAATTATAGCGTATAGTCAGTGTCTTTAATTACATTCCCACCAAAATCATACAATTCAGCAGTTGCATCTGCTTTTTTGTTATAAATTTTTCTGTGTTCGTGTTCGGTTGTCCAATGGTTATTTCCCTGATAAAAAATTATTTTATCAGCATCACCAATGTTTTGAATATGTTGAATATGATACTTAGTCATTTTACTCAGTGAATGATCTTAACATCCAAATAAATTTACCGTGTGCTTCATTTAAATCATCAAGAAGATTAATAGTACCTCTTGATTTTTGGTTTTCTGCTTCTACTGCTGCTGAAGAAAGCATTTCAACAATCTTTTTATGATCTTCAAGAAGATCACGAATCATTTCCATTTCAGAAATATTAGATTTTGCTTCCGAAACTCCAGATACTTCTACAACTCTCGATAAAGAACTAATTGGCTTAATACGAAGAAATCGCATATGCTCAGAAATTCTATCAACCTCTTCTTGAATAGCAACATACTGCTCCCCAAACAAATCGTGAATTTGTTTAAAATCGGGACCTACAATATGCCAATGATAAACCCAAGTCTTTTGAAACAGAAGAAAAAGACTTGCCTGAGTATCAGAGAGTGATTTATAAAGTTTTTCCATTATACTTCTGTTTTTGAAGTATTTATAAGTGGGCGAAGAGGGATTCGAACCCCCGACATTCTGCGTGTAAAGCAGACGCTGCTACCGCTGAGCTATTCGCCCATATTTAGGATGTGTGCCATTTTTATATCTACCACCCTTACTTTTTTGTGGCGGTTGTGTTTTCAACGAATGGCAGTTAGGACACAATACCTGTAAGTTATTTGGAGAATGGTTAAATGGATCATCATCAATATGGTCTATTTCTAATGGTGTTCTTCCGGTATGGATATTAACACCACTCCAACCACATTTAGAGCATTTATTGCCAGCATCTTCAATAAGATAGTTTCTTACATATTGAGAAAGGTTATAAGACTTTCCCCCAGAGACTAATCCTTGTTTCCATTCTGTTATATATAAGGTTTTATTATGGTCTTGCTGACACTGATTACTGCAGTATTTTCCCTTTTTATGGTAAGGATTATACTTAAAAAAAGTTTTGCAGTTTAAGCAAGTTGCTTCTAACAACATAGTATTTAGTAGAGCACATAGTTATTTATAAACTATTCTACTTCACTTGACTAAGCATATATTCTACCGTATTTGCTACATCATTCATAGCATCTCGTAGATTTTCTCTTTGACCAGATTCCTGTTTAATAATAGGACGATGATCGTCGGTTAAGGTCCAACGCCACTGATTCATTTCATTACAATACCAAAGATTAATTTTCATTCTTGAAATATTCCAGTTT